CATTTGCATTTGGTATTACCCAGAAAGATGTTCCTGTTACTAAGAAGAATACTGCTAAGAGGTTTCGTACTCTTTTCTTATCCATACTTGGGAACCGCTTCCTAATAAAGTTATGTGATCCTTCATCAAGGTGAGGAATAGATCGATGGCCGCTTGTGGTCTAAGGTTGATAGGGAGTTGTAACTCCCATAGATAATCATCGAATGCCATGATGCCGCCGGGCTTTAATGCTCTCCAAGCTAGGCTGGCATCTCTAAATACAGCCTCTGCTGTATGGTCTCCATCGATGTATATGAAGTCGTAATAATCTTTATCGTCAGTAGTAGCAAGGAATTCAATGCTGTTCATCTTGCACTTGGCCACATTGTCGTAGCCTTCTAACTTATTGTCGTAGGTTCTTTCAACATCAGAGAAGTCCATCTCATGATGAACCTTCTCGTCAGATCCCTGCCATGTATCTACATCGACAAGTACAGAACCTTCACCAGTAAGTATGTTCTCTAATATCCACACACTTGCATCACCGGTGAATACGCCTATCTGTAGGAAAGCTAGGTTTTCTTTACCCTTGAATTCCTGTAGATGCCGGATGAAATAATCCTTGGCATAAATGTTAAACCAGTTAGGGTAGTTACTTCCGCTTTGCTGTGATGAGGTCATAGATCAAGTCTACCTTTACTTGTAGGGCATTGACCTGATCCTTGAGACTTGAGCCACCATTGGGTTTAAGCTCGGCAAGGTAGTGCATAACCAACCACCGTACTGCCCCAACAAATCCTGCCGCTACTGTCATAACAGCAACAATCAATCCTGCCCAATCAACTGCTGACATTAAACTACCGTTCTCATAGTAATGGTAATGATGCCACCGAAGTTCTCGTTGTTACGAGAAGGTGGAGTCATTCTGGTAAAGGCAATCTCTTCAATAACAGCATCGAAGTTTTCACCGGAAGTAAAGTCCTGCACAAGTACGGTTGCACCTAGAGACTCGATTGTTTCGAGTCCAGATAGTCGTAGCTTGGCCCCACCTAATGTGCCATATCGGACATCTCTACGATCTGTCTCGAAGTCATAACACATCAATGGGAGTTGGATAAGTCTTGATCGAGTAGGGCTTGGGATAGCCTTGATTGCATAACCCTTAAGCTCTGCACCCTTGGTTGCATCAGATGCATTGCGATATAAGGTAAAGGCTAACTGGCCATTGACCTGAGTTGTTGGGTAGGCAGCAGACAAGTCAAAGTCTGTGTTGTATGCATTGTTAGTTGTCAGAGTTGTAATCTGAGTACGACCTTCAATAGCATCGGCATAGACTTCGATGTTTCCTTGAAGGGTATCTGTCTCTACACGGACACGCTTCCATGCTTTCTTCTCTAGAGTTCCCCAGTTAACTGTTGCAGTTGTCAGGGTTCCTTCTTCGACTAGATCTGTAGCGTGTTGTAGCCATGTACCACTACCGTATACAGAGAAAAATAGTTGAGCAGATGATGGGAAGAATCCCATTGCATCTACTGATCCAGTAGTACCGGCAGCCACAATATCTGTAGCGTATGGGTATGAACCATCATCGAGTAACTGACCTAGATAGATACGGTAGATACCAGATGCTCCACCAATACCAGCCTTAACACCTGCATAGATGTAAGAGTCTCGAGCCGCAAAGGCGAGGACTGGGTTGGTTGTGTTAAAGATCAATGGGCCATAGACGATGGTTGCATCGTCAGCGATAGCAGCTACACGGACACCACGAGAGGTACCGATAGCAAGGTAGGTGCCAAGGTATCCAAAGAGGGAACGGACAGTTTCTCCTCGAGGGATGTCAGCTACTGATACAGCAGCTCCCAATGCACCAGTTGAGTCTGGTTGAATCTTAAAGATTGCAGACTTATCTCCAGCATAACCTGCAACATAGATTGCTCCACGACCTTCGGCGATGCTAGACCAGATCCAACCAATAGGTACTGTTGTTGTATTGGCAACAGCAGTTACTGTCGATAGGTTGGTTGATGTTCCGTGAGATAAAAACAATAGTTCATATACGGCAGCAATAGGTGTAGTGCCAGTTACATAACTGATACCAAGCATAAATCGATTCTTTACATACTTGATAACAGCAGATGTAGCGTTTGCTGTATTGATTGTGTAGTGATCGTGAAGAGTAGGACTTCCTGCTGTTAAATCGTAGTCGTATACATTTGTTGCAGTAACCAAAACTAGAGATGTTCCGTCTGTCTCTGCTGCAAGAATTGCAGTAGATAGGGTAGATCCAAGTACAAGTGAGGTAGCTGTTCCGTCTGCTGCCACTTTGGCCACTCGAACTGATGATCCAGAAGCTGCTGCACAATCAATGTGTAGTACATAATCTGTACCATTGATAGTGGCAGGTAGTGAAATTACTTTGGCAGATGAGCTTGTTGCCGCTGGGTATAACTTGGTTGTTTTCTTAAGAAGGCTGATTTCACCGGGAGTCCAAGGATCAATGCCGGTACCTGTGAAGTAGCGGAAGCGTAGTTGTTCTGTATTACCTTCTAGTGCTTCCTGATACTGGATACCTTCACCAAGATGGAATGATGTTTGAGATCGAACCCATAGACCTGAGTCAAGGGTCTGCTCACCCGGCTCTCTTGCTTGGTCAACACGCTCATACTTCCATCGTGCAGTAGATCTGCGGTATGGAGTGGTGTCGTTGATGTTCAGCAAGAATGGCAAGCCAGCAATAGCCACATCAAAAGCATAAGTGTTTGGATCGTAGTATTGAGAGCTTCGACCTGTGAGGTCGAGGATAACGGACTCTGTAATGTCCGGAGATTTAGACTGCTTTAATACCACGCCGACTCCTTATAGAAAATTATGAGAGTTCTTACTTACGACATTGGGCGAGGACACTCCCGAAACTGCCCCTGTTTCAAAACTAAAGAACGATTGTTGCCGCTTCTTCTTCAGTCAATGGTTGACCAGCAACTAATTTTGCTTTAGCAGATGCTTTTAAGGCATCACGAGCTGCTATTGCAGCCTCTTCAGCAGCTTTTCGTTCAGCAAGATCTGCTTTGTCAATTTCCCATTGAGCAATTTCTTCTGCTGTAAATGGAACAACCTCTACAGTTTTTGCAGAACAATCAATAATTGTTTTAGTTAATGTTTCTGACATTTGTTTTCCTTTTCTAGTTGATTCCGTATAAGTAGTAAGAACTATTAGCAGTAAAACTACTACTACCAAATCCATTTGTTGCAATGGTTATTTTATTTATCGGTGTTGTATCTCTCCAGTATCCTGTAAAAGGCCCAGATGCACCTGTTCCTGTTGTTGATGGCATATTAGTCGTATAACCAACGCATGATTTATATTTAGATGAACTTGCATAGTTAGGAATATAAAGTTGTGTTGCACTATATGCCTGAGCATCTTTTGTATCTTGTGGCATACCAGGTGCTGTTATGTATGTTTCGCTATAGTTTGTTCCACCATAAGCGGTAGGTGCACCTGAATTGGCATTGGCATAATACTGTTGCCAGTCATAATTAGTGGTTGCATCATTAAATCTAAAGTTTAATCCACCATCATTACCAGAACTTCTATTGCTATGTAAACTAGCAATAACCAACAAAGCACTATATGTCTGTGGTATAGATGTAAAGTTAAGATATTGTGTAGTTGATGTTATCTTTGTAGAATAAATTAAAGTCATTGCCATTATGCTTTTAACACTCCAATCACTTTGAAGTCTGTACCAGCAGCAAAATTTCCAGACATTTTTCTTATCTCAATAGATGTTATTGCTGCTGTACTATTCCAAAAACCATAGAAATGACCCATAGAGTTGTTGCCAGCCCAACGAGATAGTGCAGGTTTATTGTGAGAAGTAGTCCTATAATTTCCAATGTTTATTTCAAAAGCAAAATCTTCAGTAGATAAAGCATTGTTTACAATACGCATTGCTGTATAACCAGAACTGCTATCGTTTGCAACTGCATTTGCACCTTCTCCAACTGACTGTTGATAGTAATAATTTGTACTAGAATCATTATTAAATCTTAAATATATATCATCACCTAATGTGTCAAAACGCCAACTACCTTGGATAATTAAATCTGTATAACTTCCAAGAGAGTTAAATGTTACTGTGCTAGTTGCTGATGCAATAGATGTTGATGCTATTGTGTCATATGTTGCTGGCATAATTACCCCTTAATTCCATATAATGCAAAGACAGAGCTGCTGCTAAATCCAGCTTGATTTGACTCAATAGTAATGCTGTTAATTGCAGAAGTAGATTTCCATTGACCACTACCCCAACCAAAAGCCATATTAGATGTGCCGCTTGCACCACCGCCACCATACATTGCTATTGCTTTATAGATTGATGTATCAGAATAATTTGGAATATCTACGATTGAAATACCCCAACCATCAGAGGCACTACGAGGGTAGTGTGTTCCCCATATACCTTCGCTACCGACTGATGAATCTTGTTGTACTGTAGTAGATCCATTGGCATAAAACCTATGCTTCCAATAATTAGAACCAGTTGTATCACCATTAAATCTAATATAATACTCAGCAATACCTGTTGAACCGCTAGTGTCTTTCATTGTCATGCGAAGCTGTAAATGCTTATATGTAGATGGTATGCTGTTTAGAGTAATTACATTTGAACCACCAGCACTAGACATAATTGACTCATATGCACCTGCGGCGGCAGGTGCTTCATATTTGCCAAAACCATAACCCTTAGCAGATTGCAATGTTAATAACGGCATAATTACCCCCTATTAAGCAAACTTGGTTTGAGATGCAAGGACTGTAAATGTAGCAGAAGCCGTCTTAATAATTGTGAATACATAAGCATCAATAGATGATGCGTTTCCGGCGGATACTGCTGTGCCACCTTGCCACTTTGGAGTAACAGAAGATCCATCAATCTGAATAGTATTTGGATAGTATGCAGTAGATCCATTGGTGTTTAGCCATACCAATGTGATTATGTCTCCGGTGGCCAAGTTATTATTCAAGGATGAAGAGCTGCTGTATCTGAAATTAAGTGTGTGGTTTGCTGATGCGTTAGATGTGTAGTACCAGATAGATGCAGTCGAGACATCGAAGTTAATGGTTCCGGTTGCAGCCGAAGCCACAATGTTGACATCTTCTTCAAGTCCTCGAACTACTGAATCCTCAAGAGTTCCACCCTTTGCTCGGGCTAGAGGGAATCCACCTGCTGTGGATCCATCGTGTACTACTACTACTTTCTTATCGGTATCTACTGTCAATTCAGCATTCAAACCGGTGAATGTAGAGTGCTGTGAAGTAGTACCTCTGCGGCGTTGAAATGCGAATGCCATTAGATCGTTCCCCAATCTGCTAAGGAAGCCCATGAAGCTGAGGTTCCATTGTTTGTTAAGAAGTAACCACTAACCCCGGCAGATATTGCTGGGATATAGCTTGCTGCTGCGGTTGCACTATTGGCCGCTGATGTGGCTGAAGTGGCCGCAGAAGATGCGGATGTTGCTGCCGATGTAGCCGATGTGGCAGCAGATGTTGCTGATGTAAGTGCAGATGATGCACTAGTCGATGCACTAGAAGCAGATGTACTTGCAGATGTTGCTGAAGTAGATGCTGCTTGGGCATGGTATTTAGCTGAGTATTCTCCTCCAGCAACCGGGCTTGATGTTTTAGTTGCCCAGTCATTTGCTAATGTTGCAGAAGCTGAGGCATTTGTCTCGCTTGTTGCGGCAGATGTAGCAGATGCAGATGCAGACGAAGCACTTGTTGCAGCAGAGGTTGCACTAGTTAATGCACTCGATGCTGAAGTTGAAGCACTCGATGCTGAAGTTGCTGCTGAAGTTGCTGAGGTTAATGCACTCGATGCTGAAGTGCTTGCAGATGAAGCTGAAGTGCTTGCACTAGAAGCAGAAGTGGCTGCTGATGAAGCAGAGGTAGATGCAGAACTTGCCGATGTTGATGCTGCTGAGGCTGAGTTCGAAGCAGATGTAGCAAGTGTTGCTATGTTGATATATGTGGTAGATGTTGTATCTGTCTCAGTAATATCACCCATATCACGAACAAGACCTGCACCTGTAAGTCCTACTACAGATGAGTAACTTGATGCTGCTGAGGTTGCCGAAGTAGCAGCGGATGAAGCACTAGTTGCAGCCGAAGATGCTGAAGTAGCAGCCGATGAGGCTGATGTCGAGGCACTAGATGCCGAGGTAGATGCTGCTGAGGCTGATGCTGCGGCGGAGGTTGCACTTGTTGCAGCAGATGATGTTGATCCAAACAATGTATCGATGTATGACTTGTTGGTTGCATCAGTAGATGATGTAGGTGTAGCAAGATCAGTAATCTTGTTATTACCCATAGACAATGCACCGGTCATAGAGTCGCCAGCCTTGGCAACCTTGGTAGCAATCGAGTTAGTTACTGTTGTTGAGAAGCTTGCATCATCATTGATAGCAGCAGCCAACTCATTGAGGGTGTCTAAAGCACCCGGTGCTGCATCTACAAGGTTTGAAACTTGAGTATCTACATAAGCCTTGGTAGCAGCATCTGTATTAGATGATGGAGTTCCAAGACCAGTTACCTTGTAACCACCGGCAGCAAGATCGGAACCCAAGGTTCCGCTTGTGATTGTCTTTGATGTAAGGGTAGATGCAACTCCATCAAGGGTTACTGTGCCAGTTGCATTAGGCAGGGTGATTGTACGATCTGCCGTTGGATCTGTAACTGTAAGGGTGGTCTCATAGGCATCGGCAGTTGCACCCTCAAAGATGATTCCTGAACCATCGATGATTGGAGATGTAAGAGTCTTGCCAGTAAGAGTCTGAGTATCAGATGTACCGACAACATCACCTGTAATACCGTGAACACCAGATGTGGTTGGAGATGCTACTGATCCAATGTGAGCAGAGAACTCATTGAAGTCCTGACCTGAAACCACATGGCGAACCGTTGCACCAGCAGAGTGAGCCACATTGGAAGTCGAGTCTGCACCACGAGAAACATTGAGTGTGGTTCCGCCACCAGATGAGGTAACGCTGATTAACTCTTCCTTGTTGGTATCTGGATCGATAACCAAGGTGTAAGGGTAGTTGCTTGGAAAACCAGTAACCAAGTCAAGGGTGATTGAAGTTACAACGCTATCGATTGCAGTTGATAGCGATGCCTGTTTTGCTGTTGAGGCGTAGTATCTTTTCTGGGCCATTGGTTACCTCGTATAGTGGAGTCGTGGTGGATAAAGATCTCGGAGTCCAGCAGCTTCTTGCTGTAGTCGTTGCTGGTATAGACCAAGGTAGAAACGAGCAGTAGATGTAGCAGAGCCGAGAGGTTTTGACTGATCCATCATGTCTGCTTCTACTGACTGAGCAGGTACTCGTGCAGCATCTAGTCCAACGATGAGTCGAGCAATAGCTCCGTAGGTAATTACATCGATAGTAGATGATGGAAGACCAGTAACAGTCTCATAGATGTCTGAGCCAGAGGTCAATACTGAGGGAGCCTTGGCATAGATAACCTGAACGGTTCTGCCCGGATCGATGGTGTCAAATATATTGATTGACTTGCCATTGGTAAAGATTGAAGTATTGGCTGTCTTGTCTGTGTCATATCGCTTGACATTGAGCCATTCCTTGGTTGATCCAATGGTCTGCCACTTTACATTGAGTACATAGTCAGCAGCAGCCGGTAGTGAGTAGGTAGTCACGGCTGAGTTGAAGCTGAAGGTGTGGGTGCCTACTCCAAAGAGTTCTGGGTAGACAGCCTGAATTGTGTCGTTAATGGCCTGTTTGACCATGAATCGTGGGTACTGAGGTGCAATCACAACCTTGGTCTGATTGGCCGCTGTAGAGGCTGTGGTGCCTCTAAAACCCCTACCCCAAGGGGCAAGGTAGACCTGCTTGGTTAGGTTGTCTGTACGATCTACATACATCAGTTCATCGCCAACCTCGATGAGACCTCGGCCCATCTGGGCAGTCTCGTTCACGATGAAGTCTGTGGCTGTAGTGGTGGCAATACCACCAGATTGGTTGATCCAAGTAGCAGTCTCCTGCTGAGAGCCATAGCTCTGGATCTGTCCAAGAACTCGTTCTACAAGTTCGTTAAATGTTGTTGTCATGAACTCACCGCTCTCAAGGCTGCCGCAGGAGCCAAGTCTGTCGTGCTGCCTAACTGATTGCAGACACCACGAAGGTCTTTGTAATTAGGTCGAGTGTTACCGGCCTTGGCATTTAATGCACCAACCAGATCTAATCCTGTAGTTCCAGCCCAAGTGTTTGCAGCTTGTGCCATACCAACATAAGACTGGATAGCAGGATAGGTGCCACCGTTAGCAAGGCGATTGAGTTCAGCCTTGAGTGTACTTCCGTTAGTGCCTGTTGCCATTACTTAGCCTTTCTCTTTGCTGCTGCGTTATCCACAAGGTTTGGATATGGGCGACCAGCTTTCTTAGCCATTGCCTTAGCCTTGGCTTTCTGAGCAGGTGTAAGTGGTGTTGACTTCTTCTTTGGGTTCTTCGTATCCCAGAATGCTTTCTTCTTCACCACTTCACCTTATCTGCCCAATATGCTGCTGACATCTTGCCTTTGGCAATGTTCTTAGCATGACGAGCTTTGAATGATTTCTGTCTTGCTGTTGGAGCTTTATCTCCAGATACACCTTGCTGTCCAAAGCGAATTGTCTTCACCTTGTCGCCAACCTTGGCGACTACAACATGAGACTTCGTTGGATGAGATGGTGTCTTCTTTGGCTTATTAAAGCCAGAGACCCCGGCTCTCTTTAGCCGGGAATCTTTCTTCTCGGCCATTTACTTCTTCTTGCCCATTTTCTTAGGCATTGACTTCTTCTTTGAGCCATACTCCATCATGCGTTCTTTCTTGCCTTCCATCTTTTCGTGCTTCTTCTTCATGGCGGCTGACTTGTACTTCTCACCTTTTGCTGACATTGGTTTTCTCCCTCTGAGTTATGACCTTGATCTTCCCACCACTATTTATGTCAAATGAGATGGAAACCTCTATTGCCTTACGAGCTTCATTAGCTGCTGTTCTGGTATTCGTTGGAGATAGTGTTGCTCTGGCCAACGAGCCAAGTGCATAGGATCCACCGGATCCAATCCCATAGATTCCACGATCATCTCTTACCCAAGAGAAGTCATTGTCAATCTGGTAAATCTTTCC